TGTCTCGAAGTACATGTGTTTTTCTCGCCATTCGTCTTGAATGCCTTCTTTTTGAACCTTCTTTGTAAATCTCTTGATCATTCTCTCAGGAGATTCATTCTTTCTTGGTGTAACTTCAACGTTAACTGGTTTGGCTTTCTTTCCCATTTTATACCTATTTTATTAATTGTTTCCAAGCGCCATTCGCGCTAAATAAACTTGAAATATCTACTCCCGGATCCGATGGGTCTACATCTCCCAAAGCAGAGTTAGGGGCGTGTGGGCTTCCCGGAGCGCCCCCTTTTCTCATTGGCGCAGTGCCTTCGAATATATCAATTCCGCCATAGGCATCCTTGCCAATTGCATCAAGCATTCTTCTCTTTGTTTCTTGGAGGTGCTTTTTCTTTTCCTCTGTTCGTACTTCTTGGAACTTTGCTTTATCCCTCGGCTTCTCTTCAGGCGCTTGTCTTTCGACAGTCGTCTCAGTCATAATATTTGTTCCGATTCCCTTAACAACTTCGGACACAATAGTCGAAAGGAAGCCTTCTGTTATAAGCACTTCTCTTACGCTTTCTTTAATAAGTTGTTTAAACTCTGATTTTTTCATATGCCTAACTTAAAATATCCTGTATTAATCTGTTTAATTTATCTGCTTTGGTAAAAACATTACTTTCTTTATTTTCTTTCATCATGAAGGCCCCGGCTGTTGATGGCTCAGATACCATATCAAAGCATATTAACTGAAAGTCTTCATTGACGATGGAGCCATTTGGTCCTTCCTGTAGTGTTCCTGTGCCCCTAGAAGAGATGCCAATTTTACAACCGCCCTCAACTAATGCCCTCAAGATTTGACCAGAAGGAGTATTGAGAACTTGTATCTTCCCATATACATCGTTGCCTTCCATCCAGACTGCTGTCATCTTATGTGAAACATTAGCTAGCTCGACAATATTAGATTCTGGGTGGTCTAATTCTCCAAGTGCCCTGTTTTCTTTTACTAATTTTTCATACAGACCAATCTCTCTTTTAAGAACACCCTCTGTATATATTCTTCCGTTACCATTTGGTACGCCACATCTCTGAATTATTCCAGATAAAATCATACCGCCATCTGATACGAATCTTTTTTCAGATTCAGTAAGCAGATCTTGACATATTCCGCCATCACAAAGCTCGTAGTATTCTCTAATTACCATTTTTTCAGTCATGTCTCTTTCCCTCAACGGGCGCAACCCGCACGAGTTAGGATCCTTTGCAGCATCTTCTAACTGGCTGTAATTTCCACTTTGCTGTCATTTTAAGATCTCCTATTCGCTAGTATGGTTAAATTTTATGCCGCCATCGCTAAAAACTATATTTAATGCATATGATGTAGCAGATGAAATACAACCTAAAATTAACAAATTAGCGATATTATACTCAAAATTAAATAGTTCTGTAAAGCCATTTATTCCAAACAAAAAAACACCAACCCAAAAACCCGTACACATAGGGCAGTGGATAAGTGTCCCAAGCCAATTAGATTTCTGCATAACCCAATCACGTTGATTTTCAAAAATTGTTCCGTAAACTAGGATCTGGGTCATGCCCCAGCCGGTTAATATAAAACAAAGTAGGTCCACTATTCCTCATACCTGTAAATTCCTGCCAAGCCATATGAATAGCCCGGATAATATGGTTGCATAGACCCCTTTGTTGTCTCCTGCGGAACTTCGCCAAATTCAGTTGAGTTCTCGTCAGAGGGATCTAATAAACTTTCTTCCCTTTCCATTTCAGCCTTTTTCATAGCCTCCATGTAATTATTTTCTTCTAACATAAATGTTGCTATGTTATATAATACAACATCAGATAGATTTTTAATTTCGTCGTTTTCAGGATATTCTGCTAATAAAGATCCAAAAACACTAGACCCCCTAATTGTCTCTGGCTCGACTACACCGTGTTCGACTAAATAATTAAAAAATCTATTTTGAGTATTATACACAATATCGGTGAAATTGCTCTTACTGTATGCAACTATTTTTCTTTCTTTTAATTTTAGAACAACATTGATATCCTTATGATTGAAGATCATCAAATGACCACCTAGAGACTTTTTTATGTCCAAGGTATCAATATATTCCTGTATATACTCCGGGGGACCCCCAATAGTTACTTTAAACATCCTTCTTAGACTCCTCTAGCATATGTTGTATCTTCATTATCTTCGCCAACTCTTGCTGCCCAATCTCTTTTTCAGAGAAGGTTCTTACTAGGTCTAACAACTCTTGCTTTTGATCTGGGAATATTTCTAGTTCTTCAGAACTCCGTATTTCTTCTTTGATACTGCAAATTTCATCGTCTAAATAAACCTTCATTTCCAAGTCGTTGCTTCCAACAGAAGCGATGTAAACTTGTAGTAAGTTTTTCTGTCTGTCACTAAGCATTTGATAAGATTTGTTAAATCTCTTTGTAAAAGACTCGTATACAATATTGTCAATATGGTCAGCACTTCGTTCTTCTTGCTGTTCTTGCGAAATCATACCAGAAATAATAACTTCTTCTAAAAGGACTCTTTGTTTTGCCTCTATTTTCGGATTATTAAAAACTTGATGCAGAGTTGCCAAATCTTTATAATTTGGAACAAAATTTGTAAACACATCTGATGAAAGTTCTCTGTTAATTCTAGATATGAGTGCGCTTTGTTCATTAAACAGTGTTTTATTATCTATTGCACTCCTTTCCAGTCTAGATTCAAATACAATCTTCTCTGCAATCCTTCTGTTATCTACTTTTGTTTCTAAAATGTTCTGGTATAACTTTAAATCTCTTGCTAATGGGCTATTTGGTTTAAAAAATTCTTTAAATATTGAAACCACAGTGTTCTTTTTTTCGCTATCTTTTTTCATAGTAGCCTTAGTTAATTCTCTCACTAGAGCCTCATAAAGAAAAGCGGTATTTCTTTTCTTATTATGCTTAATCTTGCTTGACATTGTTTTTTGTCTCCAACTCTGTTAATAGTTTTTTAATTTCGTTATTGTGCTCTAGAATTTGCTCTTCTTGCACATCATAATTAGATTGCTGTTCCTCAGAAACCCCTCTTGACAACCTATTCATATCTTTATACCCATGCGGGACGCCCGTGATTCCTCTCATTGACCCCATTGATTTCATAGATCTTGCCAACGCTCTCTTGCCTGATTGGTCATCCCTTGGTTCGTACCACTTTCCCTTTGATTTGTTTGTCGTGGTAAATACTTTTCCTTTTGCACCCTTTTTTGCCATCTTTACCACATCATCATCTCGCTTACCGGGGACTGCTAGTAGATTTCCTTCTGGCTCGTCTGCGGCTGGGGTTTCTGCTGCTGGCTCTTCTGGCTCGTCTTCGCCGAGATCGCCACCCAAGTCGTCTGCCCCCATGTCATCACCCATACCCATAAGATCACCTCCGCCAAGACCACCACCACCGCCACCAGTTCCAGCGTCAGCATCAAGAACATCGAATTGTGCTAGCATAATTTTATCGTAAGCGATTTCTCTCTGGTTTCTTAAAAATTCTTCCTCAGAAATATTAAACAGATTGTCAGCAATCCAGCGCTTGGAGAAGAAGCCTTCTGCCGCTGCGGAGGCGACATCAAATTTCGTCCTCCACTGTTCAAGTTCTTGCAATTCTGCAATTTTTGAAGGGTTGTTCAAGGACATCTTGAAAGAAATAAGATCATTGCCGCGATACCCAAGTGTGTAAAGGTGAATAATACCTATCTTTTCAAGTTCTGTAATGACTGCTCTTTGTAATCTCTGGATTGTTCTGGCGAAGCGGATGTCCTTTTGAGCCAACGTTGTCTGATCTTCATTTGCTCCCTCACCTCGGAACAAGTACGACTGTGGAATCTTCAAAGCGGAGAACAGTTTATCCTTAAGATATTTTACGTCGTCAATATCGCCTGTGTATTGACCCCCGGCCAAGGTTTCAATCTTTGTCGATTGACCGGCTCGGGTGGGAATAAAATAATCCTCATCTACCGACATTGGATTGTATCGTAAATCAACACGACCTGTATTTGAGTCTACCACTTGGTTGCGCTTCATTTGCGTGACAACTTTTTGCATGTACTGCTCTACTTCATTTGCATTAATTCCGCCCACATCAACATAAAACACCCTTCTCTCGGGAGATCTAACGATTCTATAAGACATCATCGCGTCTTCCAACAAACTCAGTTGCCTAAAAATTCTTCGTGCTGGGTCGAGGATTGATGTCCCATATGGGGCAAATTTGTCGTTGCCTAGAATTCTAAAATGTGCAACTTGCCAATTCTCAAAGGTCATGCCAGCAGAATTCCACTGGTACTGAATATAGTTTGGGTTTGTCTTGTCTTCACCCTCTAACCTCTCCACTTCTCTTGTTGGCAGTCCAATAGCGTTAACAACACCTTGATTTTCTTCAATATCCAAATACAATACAAAATCACCGAATTTGCACATTGTCCTACACCAATTAAACAGGTTATGTTCAATGTTCAAAACATTGTGATATAGAGAGTTTAATATCAATTTTATCTCTTCGTTTGGACAATGTATTCTCAATAAAGGATGCAAATGGCTAGAAGTAGTCATTTCATCTGCATAAATATCCAAAGCAGAAGCAATTATTGGCTCATATTCCATCTGATCAAAGTCGATGTATCTCTGGCTTCTGGAGACATTTGCCATAGTCGCAGAAGATAAATTAGAAAAAGGATTGTAACTTGTTTTCTTAAATTGCTGGCCGCTAACAGATTTAATCTTAGAGGCATATTTATCTGTATCGCTGCTTGAATTTCTAGTCACCATCTGAGCGTCATAATTCACCAATGGTCCGGAAAATAACTTTGTGAGCCTCCTGAAAAGCGGAGAAGTTTGATTTCTAGGGTTTCTGTTTCTATCAGCCATTTTTTATCCTTTCAATATCCAAGAATATCTTTGTTGTTCTGCTATCTTATCACTTTTCGCAACAGGTTTATAGCCTATTTGACCCGGAATTGACGTATTTATTTGTGTGTTAACTTTCGTTATTGCCCCCAAGAATGCCTTCGCATATTCAACATCGCGTTGATTTACCTCTAGGGCTGTGTCCCTAACCCAACATCCAATCGCGAAAGCCATTACCAAGTCATCGTTATACATACGCATGGCTTGGGGACGACCATTCTGCCAAACAAAAGTCTCCAACTCACTAAATAGTCTAGCCGAGTATATTGTAACTAGTTTATTTCTAACGAATTCTTCCATTTTCGCCACGACAAGAGGTCTGGTCTTAGAGGTCATGGAAAAGCCAGCAACTGCATTGCTCATATTTTCGCCTTGATATTGGTCGACAAATTCATGCGTTGACTTAATAGAATAATAAAGACTTGGATATTCCATATCTCTTAATTTGTCCAATACTGCATATCCTACAGAATTGTTTTCAATAACCATTAGGCAATCACCATATTCTCGTCCAACATCGTTTAGCATGTTAGCAAACAGGTCTGGAGTGATTTTTGATTTATACTCTGCGACAATTTCCATTGTCTCCAACTTGAAAATGTGGAAAACAGAAAAGTCTTTATCATCTCCCCTAGAGACATCAGCCACTAAAAGATATTTGCAGTCTTGGTTATATTTTTCCCATATCCAAAAGTTTCTGTCAAAACCCGTTCTGTATTCTGGATCTATCAAGTTGTCCTTAATTCTTGCCATGTCGTCTGGGTGAATTACTGTTTCCCCGGACATGTTAAAACTACACTCGTATTCTTGCGCGATTTGCCTTCTAGACATGTTCTTGGTTTCTTCTTCAAACCATTCATCATCTCGATCAGGATGTACTTCCCAAGGCAAATTTGTAGGAAAAAAATCGTTGTTGCCCAGATCGGCATCAATGTATGTTTGGTGAAACCAGTTTCCCACGCCATTTGGGGTAGATAGAGCGATACAGCGACCACCTGTCGATAGGGTAGGGTAAAGACCAGTCCAGAGTTCATCAAGCCCTTCTACGTGTGCTGCCTCGTCAATAACAAGAAGAGACAAGGCTTCCGAACGACCGGCATCTCCCGAAGTAGTGGATGCCTTGATCTGGGATCCGTTGTTTAATTCGAAAGACGTTCTGTTATCTATTTCAATACTAGCAATCTGCATCCATTCTGGTAGATTCTTCATGATTGCCTTGACCTTTTTCACTAAGTTGGCTGCTGTTTGAAATTTGGTAGCCATGACAAGAATGTTTTTATCTTTGTGAAAGAGCATCATCCAAGCAACATAGCCAGCAGTAATGGTAGAGATACCCAACTGCCTTGCTTTCAAAATAATGTTAAAGCGGTAGTTGTTGAAATCTTCCAACAATTGGTCTTGGAAATCGTAAGTTTTAAAAGGGATTTGACCCCTAATGGGGTGTGAAATTTTGGTATAATTATTTATAAAGTAAGATGGATTTTTACCAGACTTGACAATCTCTTTGAGTTTCTCTTTTTTTGTTAATTGATATGACATGCGCCTTCACTATCTTGAAGCCTTAATCCAATTTTTAATACTCTCTTCTAGCCTTTGCTGTGGCGGAAGAGTTTCTTCTTCTCCAAGACCCGGAACACCGCCAAGCCTGTAGATAGAAGATGTCTGGTACCAAGTTCTGATGTTTGACATCTTTTGTACAAGAATGTCTGTCTCGCCCTCTTGAGATAGGGAAAGACTCTTTCCCGAAGTTGATTTGTATTCTTTTTTTAGAAAAGAGACGATATCAGCGACTTTCTGCTCAACTTTAGATTCAAACTTGGGATCTGCTACGCTTTTGATATTGCATTCCGAAGAGTAACTTAAGATCATCCTGTTTCCTTGAAAACGCACCTTAAAGCCATCGACAAGCCTACTAT